GTTCACCATTGACCCCGGCCCTCTCGCTCAAATTCCCACATTTCCGCCGAGTGTTAACCGCGAGTGTTAACCCCGAGCCGTTAACCGAGGCGCCCCGCGATGGGTCAACGCAAGCCACCCGCCTCTAGTCCGAAAGACAAACGGGCGCCGGCGCCGCATCGAGGCGCCGCATCGATGCGCCCCCCGGCGCACCTGATCACGCGCGCGGAAATGGCGCGCCTGCTCGGGCTGTCGCGACCGGCGATCACCAAAGCCTGCCGCGACGGCGGCCGCCTCGCGCCGGCGTGCGACGGCGCCTCGGTGAACATGCTTCACCCGGAAGCAAAGCGGTGGCTCCTCGAACGCAGCGCCTCGATCGATCCGGCGCCGGCAACGCCGCGACCCGCAGCACCGCAACGCGCGCCGTCGCGGCGCGCAGCGCCCGAGCCCGAGCCCGAGGAGCCACCGCCGGCGCCGGCGCGCGCGCAGCGCCGCCGACCTGCGCCGGCGCCGCCCCCCGTCGAGCTGCCGCCGATCGAAGTCGACGACGACGCGGATCACGAGGACGACCGAGGGCGCTCGATCGAGGATCTCGAGGACGAGCTCGGGCCGCGCCGTTGGACGAACATCGCCGAGCTCGCGCAGCCGCTCACCGTCCTCACCGAGCGATATGGCGACGCCCGCGAATTCGAGTCATGGATCCGCGGGCGCAAAGCCCTCGAGGAGGCCCGCAAAGCACAGATGTTGCGCGAGCGCCTCGAGGGTCGGCTGATCGCGCGAACGACCGTCGGGCGAATGTTCGAGCACATCGACACCGCGTTTCGCCTGCTGCTGTCGGATGCGCCGCGCGCGATCGCAACGCGCATCGCGCCGCAGGACGTCGCGACCGTCGCCGCGCTGATCCGCGATGTGATGAGTCAGCACCTCATCGCCTGCCGCGGCAAGCTCGACGACTCGCTCGCGAGTGACGATCCCATGGCGGCCCTCGCCGAGGCCGCCGAATGATGCACGTCGAGAGTTTCCACCGCGAGGCCGAGGCGGACAAATGGCGCAGCGATGTTGCGTTTCTGCGGCGGCGCGTCGCGCTATTGACGACGCAAACGCGCGAGCTGCTGCCGTCGGAATGGTCCGAGCGCAAACGCTACCTGCCCGCGAGCAGCACCTCGATCCCGGGGTTCTATCGTTTCGACGTCTCGCCCTATTGGCGCGAGGTGATCGATTGCATGTCGCCCGAGAGCAACGTGCGGCATGTCACGATCCAAAAAGGCGTTCAAGTCGGCGCCACGACGATTTTGGAGAACGTGATCGGGTACTACATCGATCAGGTCAAAACCGCGCCGTGCATGCTCGTAACGGCCGATGCCGAGCTCGCAAAGCTACGCATCGAGGCCTTTATCGTGCCGATGCTCAAACACGCGGGCCTCGATCATTTGATTCAAAGCCTCGACGAGCAGAACCCCCGAAAGACGGGGCGCACAGATAAAAAATACGAATGGGAGGGCGGCGGGTTCCTCGTGCCGCTCGGCGCCGTCAATGCGAATAAATTGCGTTCGCTGCCGATTCAAGTGCTGCTCCGCGATGAGATCGACGGGTGGGCAGACAACGTCGGGCGCGACGGCGATCCGGTGCAGCTGTCGGCGGATCGCACCGCGAGCTATGAGGCGACGCGCAAGATTTACGACTGCTCGACGCCGCTGATCAAAGGCCAATCGAAGATCGAGCGCTTGTTCGAGGCGGGCGATCGGCGCCGCTATTTCGTCGCCTGCCTGCGCTGCTCGCACCCGCAGGTGCTGCGCTGGAGCCGAACGAACAACGACACCGGGGTCGTTTCCGGCATCCAATGGGACACGAACGACGGTCGCCCCGTCGAGGGTTCGGCGCGCTATCTCTGTGAGCAGTGCGGGCACGCGCACGAGAACAACGACAAAACGAGGCTTTTTGCCCCGGGAAATGCCGAGTGGCGCGCGACGGCGGTGCCGGCGACGCCGCACCATCGCAGCTATCACCTGAACGCGCTCTATTCACCGGTCGGCATGCAAACGTGGGATGCGTGCGTTACCAAATGGTTGGCCGCGTGGGACGTCGAGAACAATCGACCGAAAGACAATCTCGCCCTCCAGGTATTTTATAACAATGTTTTGGGGGAAGCATTTGAGCAGAGAGGGATCAAGCTTCGATTTGAGGTAGTGAGCGGGCACCGTCGGCACGCCTATCGCTACGGCGAGGTGCCGAATAAATGGCTCATCGAGCACTGCGGATCGCGCGTGCTGATCATCACCCTCGCGTGCGACGTACACATCGACAATCTCGCCGTCGCGGTGATCGGATGGTGTCGAGGGCGGCGCGCGGTGCTGCTCGACTATTGGCGATTCCACGGCGACACCGAGCAGCTCGATAATCCGGCGACATGGGGGCGACTGCAAAATACGATCGAGGAGACGACCTATAGGGGCGACGACGGCACGAGCTATCGGATACAGCTCTCGCTCATCGACAGCGGCTACAGTACGGATCTGATCCGCCGTTTCTGCGAGCGCTATAGCGCCGCGGTGTTCCCGCTCAAGGGGCATGATTCACCGCCAAAAAACGCGGCGATCAAAGAGTTTTGGAAATCCAAATCCGAGAACGGGGTGCTTCATTGGGGCGCGTCCGTTGACATGTATAAAGATCGCTGGAGCTCGGCGCTGCGCCGTTCGTGGGACGGCCTCAGCATGCAACCCGAAGGGTTCTTCAATGCGCCGATCGACGCGACCGACGAGCAACTCAAAGAGCTCACCGTCGAATCACGGGTCGAGAAAGTCGACGACGAAACGGGGCGCCGCCTCGGCTTCAAGTGGCATCGCCCGAGCGGCGCGAATAACGAGCTCTGGGATCTGCTCGTGTACAATAACGTCGCGCTCGATATCACCGCTTACGACATTTGCATTCAGCAAATGAAGCTCGATCAGATCGACTGGCACGAGTATTGGAGCGCGCTCGAATGAACGACTGCTGCGACGACCGGGAATATTGGGAGGGCCGCATCGCGAAAAAAAAGGAGCTGATCGCGCAGCTCGATGAGGCGCTGCTCGCGATCGCCGGCGGCGCACAGAGCTACTCGATCGACACCGGACAAACGCGGCAGGTCGTCACGAGAGCCAACGTCACCGAAACGCGCAACACGATCGCGCAGCTCGAGAGCGATATCTCGACGTTGCAAATGCGGCTCAACGGCTGCGGCCGATTCCAGGCGAGGCCCGGATGGTGAATCACCCTTGGCTCAATCGTTTCGTCGGCTGGCTCTATCCCGCGCCGCCGGCGCCGGCGCCGGCGCCCCCGAGCATGATGAGCAACGCGCCCGCGCCGGTGCGGCAGCTCTGGCACGACGGCGAGAAATATCCCGGCGGGTTCGGTTACACCGAGCTGCTCACCGCGGATTACTGGACGCTGCGCACGCGCTCGACGCAGCTATTCAAAACGAACCTGTATGCGCGCGGCATCATTCGCCGGCTCACGACAAATATCATCAATGCCGGCCTCGCCCTCGAGGCGACGCCCGAGGACGCGATCCTCGGCCTCGGCGAGGAGCAGCTCGCGGTATGGGCCGAGCTCGTCGAGAACCGGTTTCATCTCTGGGAACGAACCCCCGCGCTCTGTGACTACTGCGGGGGCAAGGCGTTCGGCTCGCTCCAGGCTGCGGCTAAAATGGCCGCGCTCATCTCGGGCGACGTGCTCGTCGTGCTGCTCCAGGATCCCGCGACGGGCCTGCCGCGGGTGCGGCTCGTATCGGGGAACCGCGTGCAATCGCCCTTCGGCTCGAACCTGCCGCCGCTCGCCGAGGGTCACGAAATCAAGCACGGCGTCGAGCTCGACGCCGACGGGCGGCAGGTCGCCTACTGGCTCGTTTCGCAGAACGCGACGCAGGTGCGCGCCGAACGCATGCCCGCGGTCGGGCCCTCGGGGCGCCGGATGGCCTGGCTCGTCTATGGTACCGAGCGGCTGCTCGACGAGGTGCGCGGCGAGCCGCTGCTATCGATCGTGTTGCAATCGCTGCGCGAGATCGATCGCTACCGCGACGCCGTGCAACGCAAAGCTGCAATCAATGCGATCCTCGCGATGTTCATTTCCAAGGATCAGGAAACGATCGGCTCGCGCCCTCTCATGGGCGGCGCGGTCGTCAAAGGAAAAGACGCCGTTGCAGGCCCGACGAGCGGCGCCCGGCGCACGTTCAATTTCGCCGAGATGATCCCGGGCGCGGTGCTCGACGAGCTCGCCCCCGGCGAGAAACCGCAGGGGTTCCCGCCGAACGGCACCGATGAGAAATTCGCCGAATTCGAGGAGGCGATCGTTTGTGCGATGGCTTGGTGTTTCGAGATCCCGCCCGAGATCCTGCGCCTCTCGTTCTCCTCGAATTACTCGGCATCGCAGGCCGCGATCAATGAGTTCAAGCTGTATCTCAACCCCGTGCGCATCCAATGGGGCGACGACTTCTGCCAACCGATTTACATCGAGTGGTTGATCAGCGAGGTTCTCGCGGGGCGCCTCACCGCACAAGGCCTGCTCGATGCGTGGCGCGATCCCGCCAAGTTTGACTCGTTTGCGGCCTGGACGTTGGCCGACTGGAGCGGCGCGATCAAACCGAGCGTCGATCTCACCAAGCAAGCGACGGGATACACCGCGCTCGTCGAGCAGGGGTTCATTTCGCGCGACCGCGCTGCGCGCGAAACGACCGGCACGAAATTTAGCAAAAACGTGCAGAAACTCGCGCGCGAGAACCTCGCTCTCGCCGCTGCAATGAAGCCGATCAAAGAGCTCGAGGCGCTCACCAAACCGGCGGCGCAGGCGCCGAGCTCGCCCGGGCGCGGCCTCGCCGCGGTACCGGACGATCCGAACGCCGACGACGACGCAGAAAAGGACACGGAGGAAAATGCTCTGGTTGCTTGAACCCGACACGCTGCGCCGGATGGTGCATGCGCAGGAACATTTCGGCGACGCCGCTGCCGTGCTGCGATGGGAGGCCGAGCAGGCCGCAGCGGGCGAGCCCGAGTCGCGCGACGGCCTGCCGCAGGGGTTGCAGGTCGCGGGCAACACCGCGACGATCAGCGTCGAGGGCGTGCTCACCAAGCGCCCCGATTTCTGGGCAAAGTTTTTCGGCGGCAGTAACACGACCTATTCGAGCGTTCGTAACGCGCTCGCATACGCGGCGAGCTCGGCCGAGATCGCCGAGATCGTGTTCAGCGTCGATAGCCCCGGCGGCAGCGCCGACGGCCTGATCGAGCTGCTCGACGCGATCGCGCAAACGCGGCAGGGCGGAAAGAAAATGCGCGTCCTCGCCGATCAGGCGCAGTCGGCCGCGTACGGCATTGTCGCCGCGGTCGGCAACATCGAGGCCCGACACCGCGGCGCGACGTTCGGCAGCATCGGCACGGCGGTATCCTATTACGTGAGCCCGAACGTGATCGAGCTCACCAATACGGACAGCCCCGACAAGCGCCCGAACCTCTCGACGCCCGAGGGTAAGGCGGTCGTGGTTCGGTACCTCGATCAGATCAATCACGAGTTTGTGAGCGCGATCGCGCACGGGCGCGGCGTGCCGCTCACGCGAGTCAGCGACGGCTACGGCCGCGGCGCTTCAATGACGGCGGCCGAGGCGAAACGACTCGGCCTCATCGACAGTATCCAATCGACAGCACCGCGCGCGGTGCCCAGCAACAAAGGCAACTCAATGGCAGAAAGAGATCCGGAAACAGCAGACCGCGCGGCGCAGGACGCAGCCGTGCAACGGGGCGTCGCCCAGGAACGCGATCGCGTCCTCGGGCACCTCACCCTCGGCGAGAGCTCGGGCGACATGACGATCGCGCTCGAGGCGATTCGCTCGGGCGCAGGCCTCACCGCCGAGCTCACCGCGCGCTATATGGGCGCGAGCATGAATCGCGCTGATCGCGGCAAGCGGCAGAGCGAGAGCAACACCGCGGAAGCGCAGCTTGCCGGCGTGGGCGCCGCATCGCCCAACAAAGAAACAACCGACCTGGGCGATCAGGTCGTAGCCGTCCTCACGAACAAGGGCGGAGAAGGCGGTTTCGTTCGTGGCTAACATCACCATTACCAATAATGATCTCGGCAGCGTCGCGCTCGAGGTATGGGCCGCGCTCGAGGCGACGTTGCAGAACGTCGTCGCGAGCGAGCAAAGCTACGTCGAGGGAACGCTCCTCGGCCGCGATCCCGCGACGGGAAACCTGCTCCCCTACGCGCCCGCGGCCGCGCCCGATAGCGTCGCTGATGTGACGGTCGACGTCGCGAGCATTCCCACGCTCGAGGCGACCGACACCGCGGTCGTCGTTCCCGGCGCGCTCGTCGGCGATCTCATCACCGTCGAGCCGCTCGGCACCTGGCCCGTAGGGATCACGCTGCCGCAGGGCCGTTGCGTCGTGGCGGGCACGGTCCAGGTGAGGATCGCGAACGTCACCGCCGGCGCCGTCGATCCCGGATCGCAAACGTTCCGGTTCTCGATGCAGCACGCCGCGAACGCCCTGTCGCCGAAATACGTTCTCACGTATCCGGTGACGATCGGCGCCTCGACGACCGCGCGCGTGACTGTGATGAGCGCGGGCAAGGTCAATTCCCGGCGCCTCAAGGTCCACGGCGCGCCGCCGACGGCCGCGACGGCAGCGGATATCGATGCCTTGCTCGATCGTCCGATCATCCCGATCGATCTCGAGCAGCTCTCCAAGATCGACAATCCGCAGGCCTGATCGCCGGCGCCCCTTCCCATCCTCGCGCAGGCCCCCGAGCGCCGGCGCCCTCAACCCTCGCAATTTCCCCTCAGCATCGAGCTAACCCATGAGTGACAAATCCACGATCGCAATGATCGACATGTACCTCGAGGAGTCGTCGGCACCGGCGTTTCTCTCGGGGTTTTTCCAGTCTCCACCGCAGAATTTTCACACGACCGAGGACGTCGAGATCGACATTCAACGCGACACCGAGCAAGTCGCGATTGTGATCAAGGATCTCAGCCTGCCGCCGAATCACAACGAAAACTCGCTCTATACGAACAAGCGCCTCAAGCCCCCGATCTACGATGAGGCGGGCTCGATCACGGCGTTTGACATGATCCAGCGGCAGCCGGGCGAGAACCCGTTTCAAAATCCGAACTACGGCGCGAACGCGGTGCGCCAGTCGTTCGCGATCTTCCGCAAGCTCGAGAGCAAGATCCGTCGCGCGATCGAGCTCCAGGCCTCGCAAGTGCTACAGACCGGGTCGGTGTCGCTCCTCGACAAAACCGGCGCCGTTGCCTACACGATCGACTTCTCGCCGAAAGCAACGCATTTCACGACGCCGACCGCATGGGCCGCCGACGGCACGACGGGCGCGCCGCTCACGAACATCGCCGATCTCT